GGGGATCTGGAACTCGATCACCGGGTTCCTGATCGGAACGTGGAACAAGATCGTCGGCATGACGCGGCCGATCTGGGAGCCGATCGTCCACATCATCACCGACGTCTTCCAGATCATCAACAGTATACTGATCATCATCGGTGGCGGGATCCTGATCCTGCTGAAGATGCTCTGGGAGGGCATCGTCAGCGCGGCGAAGGCCATCCTCACCCCCATCGTCGACTTCTTCACCTGGCTGTGGACCACCGTCAGCACCGCAGTCACCAACGCCTGGAACACAATCACCAGCTGGCTCAAGGAGAAGTGGGACGAAGCCGTCACCGCCTGGCATATGATGTGGGATCCCGTCGTGAACTTCTTCAAGAAGCTGTGGGACGACGTGAGCTCGGCGTTCACCAACGCCTGGAACACCATCGTGGACTGGCTGAAGGAGAAGTGGAACGAGGCCATGCAGGCCTGGCACACTATGTGGGACCCGGTGATCGACTTCTTCAAGGGCCTGTGGGACAACGTCACTGGCGTCTTCCGCGACGCGTGGAACGCGATCGTGAACGCCGTGTCGGACGGCATCAACAACGTGATCCACTGGTCAGCCGGGATCGGCCGGCGGATCCTCGACGCGATCGGCGACGTCGGCTCGATGCTGTGGAACGCCGGCAAGTCAATTATCGAGGGCTTCCTGCATGGTCTTGAGTCGGCGTTCGACGCCGTCAAGGACTTCGTCGGCGGGATCGCGAACTGGATCAGCGCCCACAAGGGCCCCATCTCGGTGGACGCGCAACTCCTTACACCACACGGCAACGCGATCATGGGCGGCCTCCTCCAGGGCCTACAGGCCGGCGCCCCCGCCGTCTCGTCCTACCTGGACAAGTTCACCCGCAGCCTGTCCACCGGGACCACGCTCACCGGGACGCTCGGCGTGTCCGGCGGCGGCTTCCTCGGCGCACCCGCCGGCGGCGGGCAGGGCCCTCAGGTCGTCATCGACCTACGCAACTCGCAGGTAGTCGGGGACAACGGGATCAACCTGCTCGTCGACAAGATCGGCCGGGCGGTGGCGACGAAGATCCTGCCGCAGGCCGGCGTCCGGATCCAGATGTGACAGGGGGTTCGACGTGGTCGCGACGCCGAGCCTGACGCTCACCATCACACCGCCTGGTGGCTCGGCAACCGACTACACCCGGTACCTAGCTTGGTCCGGCAGCAGCAACCAGGGCACGATCAACCAGAACTTCGGCCGGCAGGGTGACACCGCCACCCTGCCGCTCGTGGACGAATACACGACCACCCCGAACGTCGTCATCAAAGACCTTTCCCAGGTCAAACTGTTCGACAACATCGCGAACGTCACCCTGTTCGCCGGCGTCGTCACCAACCCTCAGCTGCTGGTGTCAGGGCCGAACCGCAACGAGTGGAACTTGGTCTGCACCGACTACACCTACTACGCCGACAACGCGATCGTGCAGGGAGTGTTCTACGGGCTGACGGTTGACCAGATCATCGTTGCCCTGACGCAGCAAGCGAACTGCGGCATCACCGCAGCCCAGAAGTCAGCTGGTGGGTTCGTCGCGCCCGGGCCGACTCTGGCCGCGTTCGTGCTCAACTGGACGAAGCTGAGCGACGCATGGAGGAAGCTCTCGCAGCTCGCCGGCCAGGTCACGCCGTTCGGATGGTTTGTCGACGAGAACAGGAACTTGCACTTCTACGACGCCACCTCGGCCATCGCTTCTGGTGTCACGTTCACCACTGCGCCCACGGCGGCTGGTAGCACCACCGAAGGACACATCGCCCTGGACGGACAGGCCCTGTACGAGTGGGACGGCACTAGCATCCGCAACAGGATCCTGGTGCAGGGCGCCACTCAGACCATCATGTCGCCGACCACCGGTGCGGCGACGGACACGTTCCTCGGCAACGGCTACAACACGTCGTTCCCGCTGCGGTACTCGGCGACCGGCAGCCCCACGTTGAAGGTCAACGGGGTGCAAACCAGCGTCACGGTGGTCTCCGGCGGCGGCAGCACATCAGCGGCGTGGAGCATCCAACAGAACGCGTTTGGCGGCTGGTTCCTCATCGCCGCCTCAGCTCCAGCGGCTGGCACCACCATCCAGATTTGGTACAACTACGACGTCCCGATCGTGGCTCAGGCGAACGATCTCAATTCGCAGGCCACCTACACCGGGCCCAACGGTGGGATCTTCGCCGAGTTCATTTCGGACAGCAGCTTGACCACCACGCCCATGGCACTCGCCCGAGCGATGCGGGAACGCACCGAGTACAACTTCGCCGTGGAGCGGTTCACCTGGACCTCGACCGAGGAGTTCCTCGGCTGGGTGCGCTCGGGCGAGACATGCACCGTGGTGAATTCGCTGATCCCCGACTCCCGCAACTCCTACACGTTGGGCATCAACTCGACGTTCCTGGTGGTGTCGAACAGGGTCACGATCGGCCGCGGAGGCTACCGGACCATGTCGTTGACGGGGGTGAGGCTGTAGATGCCTGGCGTGTTCCGGCCCTACACGCTCGCGGACGTGCTGGGCACGATCAACCAGATTCAGACCGGCGCCCAGTCCCAGGGCTCCGTGACCGGCATCGGGCTGTTCGCGGAGGCCGACGAGACGGTGCCGCTGGCCGACTCGTGGGCCTCCACCGTGCAGGCCCCAGCCACGTGGGACTCGGGTGTGTGGGGAAGTACCTCATGGAGCTGACGCTCGAAGAGGGCCTGCGGATCCGCGGTCGCCTATCGCTGGCCGTGCTCGACCTCGACGGGAACGTGGTGGACCGCCGCGAAGGCGACAACGTCATGTGCACGACGGGGTTCACCGCGATCGCGGCCGCGTTGGTGTGGGCCGGGATCCAAGACCAGGCTGGGAACCTCGGCGTGCAGTCAGCGACCTACCTGACACCGCTGTGGGGTGCGGTCGGATCCGGTGTCGGCACCGTCGCCAAGAGCGATACCGCGTTGTTCTCGGAGCTCGGCCGGCAGACCGTCGGCGCCGGCGCGTCCACGCCGGCCACCGGGTCCGTCGCGGCGAACTGCACGTGGCTGTTCTACTTCCCCCAGCCAGCGAGCACGTGGACGATCACCGAGGCCGGGGTGTTCGCCAACGCCACCTCGTCATCGGGCAGTGGATCGTTGCTGGATCACTGGAGCTTCGGCTCCCCCTTGACGGTCACCACGGCCAACACCGCGATCCTCCAAGCCAGCTTCGCCCTGGGTCCGTAGGAGGCATGTGCCAACACCGACATGGCTCGCCGCCACCACCGGCCAGGCCACCAAAGCCGGGCAGGTCAACCAATTCCTCGGCGCGCACGCCGCCACGCTCGTCTACCAGGGTGCGCAGACCGCGGCCCAGTCCACTGCGGGCACCGGCGGCACGAACTCCAACAGCTTGTGGATCGCGCAGTCGTTCACGACCGCCGTCGGCCAGACCGCGATCGGGCGCGTTGCGCCGACTTTCTCCATCACCGGCACCCCGACCACGCCGTTGACGGTGGCGATCTACGCCAGCTCCGGCGGCGCGCCTTCCGGCTCTCCCCTGGTCACTACCCTGCTGCCGCAGGAATTCCTGAGCGGAACGCCGACGGTGCGCTCAATTCCCTTGCCGTGCACGGTGACCGCGAGTACGACGTATTGGATCGTCACGCAGGCTGACGGCGACCCGAGCAACTTCTACACCTGGTCCAAGTCCAATCAGGTCTCTGGCGCATCGACGAGCACGAACGGCACCACCTGGACAGCCCAGGCATATGGGCTGCTGTACCAGGTGTTCGACCAGACCGTGACGCCGCCGATCAAGCACACGTGGGAAGACACCGGCGCGAGGTGGACGTCCTTCGGGGTAGACGCATTCAACCGCTACACGAGCCTGTTCGAGTTCACCCAGGGGCAGACGGCGACCGGCTACTTGGCCAGCGTGCGCACGCTGGCTTACACCAGCGGCGTCCTCACCAGCGTGACCTAGGAGGAATGTGGCGTCGACCTTCGAAGTGCTGGCGTTGGCGCAGCTCAACTTCCTGTACTACCCGCCGACCGCGGTCGTCTACCAGACCACGACGCAGTCGATCGCGAACGGATCGCTGGTGCCGATCACGATGGACACGTCCAGCGTCGACAACTACAACGGGCACAGCAACGTCACCAATCCCAGTCGCTACACCGCGCAGGTCGCTGGCCGCTACTGGGTCCGTGGCGTCGTCGGCTGGGCAGCGAACTCCAACGGCAACCGGATCACACAGATCGCCGTCAACGGAACCGGTGTGCCCCAGGGGCAGCAGCAGGCGTTCACGGCGAACAACAACAACAACGACATGACCGAGGCGGGCCAATCGGTGTTCTTGAACGTCGGCGACTACGTCGAGGTGTGGGGCTACCAGGCGTCCGGTGGCGCGCTGTCCACACAGACACTGCTGTCGAGCATGCAGCTGTGGTGGACGGGGGCGGTGTGACATGCCCACCCCGAACTGGCAGGCCGCACGCAACGGGTTGCCTGGCGACACCAACGCCATCGACAAATCCGCGCAGATCAACCAACTGCTCGGTGCGCACGGCGTCACCCCGATCTACACGGGAAACCGAGTCGTCACCGCGGTTGGCTCCTGCGCGGGCGGCTCGGATCCTTCCAACGAGTGGGTCTTCCACCTCGACGCGTTCGACTACGATCAGCCATTCCCGATGAGCGGCACGAGCATTGGGCGTGTTGTCGTGCCCCTGCTGCCGGTGGGGGCAGGCGCGGACATCCTGGTGTCGCTGTGCGCTGATTCATCAGGAACGCCTGGCACTGTCCTGGCGCAGGCACGGATCCCGGCATCGTGGATCAACGCGTTCAGCTCGGTTCGAGCAGCGGCTGGCCCAGCCACGCAGACGGTGCTGCAGACCGCTACAGGTCCGCTGGTGCTGCCCCAGTTCAACACCCTGCAGGCGGGAAACTCGACAGGCGTCAACTGGGCGTCACCGACTGGCAGTGCAAGCGGCTCCGCCACGAATCCGTCGTGGGTGATGGCCGGCAACTACCTGATCCTCGTCGGCGGCAAGGATCCGGCGTCCGGCCAACCGGTCGGCAATGTGTACACCATCGGCTACGGCGGTGGATCGTCACTGACTGCCGCCGTGCCCCAGCCTCCTGTCCCGGGTGGTGTGACGCAGACAGCCGCAATGGCCACCCCCTCCAACGTTGTGGTAGCTGGCGGCTTGATCAATCCGACGACAAGCACTCCAAACGTCTACGTGGCGGGCTGGTCGCCGAACACGGGCCAGCTCTCCGCCTGGAGCGCACAAGCAGCACTGCCGCAGGCTGTCGACGGGTCAGCCGCCGCCAGCTGGAACAACACTGTGTACGTCATCGGCGGCGAAGTTATCGGCTCAGGTTCGTTCTTGAACACCGTGTACTTCGCGGCGATCAACAACGGCCAAATCGGATCATGGCAGACTGGACCGCCGCTTCCGATCAATCTCTTTCTCGCTCGGGCTGCGGTCGTCGGCAACTTCCTGCTGGTGTTCGGCGGTATCGGACCAGGCGGCTCGACCTACAACTCCGAGTTCCTGTACGCACCGATCAACCCGGACGGCAGTCTCGGCAATTGGCTTACAGGGCCCCAGATTCCCACCCCGATCGAGTCGACGAATATCGTTGTCACCCCAAACGGCGTCGTCTGTTTCGGCGGGTTCACCACGGGGGCCGGCGTTACGAACAAGATCCAGGCGATCTCCTTCTCCGACCGAGGCCCTGGGGTCTGGAATCAACAGCAAGGCGCAGTGTCCGCGGCTTACAACCCGACCGCCGTGTTCTCGAACGGATCGGGGCAGTGGCAGGTCTTCTACATCACAGGCACCAACTTCACAACACACGCGCTGTACATCGTCCCCACGATCTCGGTTCCCCTCAACGCCAGCGGGCTGACCAACGGCGCGACGTACCACATCCTGCTCCAGCAACAGGGTGGCACCAGCTACAACTTTCTCCGCACCCGTGTCGACTCGAACGTATACACGGGGAACCCGACCGCGCTCTTTCGAGGCCGAGGCGGTGGCAGCTGGACCACGTTCACCACCGGCTTCGCCATCCCGCTCAGTGTGTACGACAACACAGCCGGCGGCCACGTGCTGCACACCTGGGAAGACGCCGGCGCCCGCATCACCACGCTGGCGTACGCCGGCACGCCGGACGGACGGCTGCTGGGTGTCGCCGAAGCGGCCCAGTTCGCCGACGGCAGCGTCCTCGCCGATGTCGCTGCAGTGACCTACCCAGGTACCTGGCCGGCCGGCGCGTGGCCACCGCTCGGCGTCACTCAACTCTGATCGCATCCACCTGCGGGAGGTATGTGGCACTCAGCTCCCTCAATGTGCTTGACCCGTACAAGAAGGACGGCCAGTGGCCGTCCGACTACCCGGCTGACGTCCGCAGCTTCTTCGCCCCGGTCGACGACGTGCACGAGGTGCTCCTCGAGCTTGTGCGGTCCGCCACCAGCTCGCTGATCGTGGCGATGTTCGGCTTCGACGACCAGGAGTTGGCCGACCTGCTCCGCGAGAAGCTGTTGGACGAGCACATTCACGTACAACTCACCCTGGATGCCTCACAGGCCAAGGGAGTTCACGAGCGTCAGATCCTGAACCGGGAGAACTACCCGGCGTCGTCGATCGCGGTGGGGCACTCCGAGCATGGGGCCATCCAGCATTTGAAAATGATGGTCGTTGACGGTATGGACAGGGTCTCTGGATCCACGAACTGGAGCAAGAGCGGCGAGTCCCTGCAGGACAACGAGCTCACCGTGATCCGGTCCCGCGCGATGGCCGCCGAAGCCACCGCCCGGCTCGGAGCGATCCACGCGCACATGCTCCAGGCGGCGCGATGACCGACTACGGCATCGACGTGTCCGCCTACAACACGATCACCGACTGGACCGCGGTCCGCGGCGCAGGAAACACGTGGGCCTGGTCGAAGGCAACCCAAGGCGGCAGCTACACCAATTCGCTGTTCGCGTCACAGATGAGATCCGGTCTGGACGCCGACCTGCGGATGGGCGCCTACCACTTCCCCGACCCGAACGTGAGCGTGGCGGCGAACGTCGCCCACTTCGTCGCAGTCGCCGGGCCAGCCGGCGCGTTCGAGGCCGGCGCGATGGCGCCGATGCTCGACGTCGAGGACGACCCAGGCGACGGAATCACCTGGACAGCGGCGATGGCGAACGCGTTCATCCCGCAGTTCCGGGACGCGCTGCGCGCCGCCACCGGGCAGCACCTGCTGGTCGTCTACGCCCCTCAATCCTGGTGGGCCAGCGGCATGCTCGCCCCGGACTCGTGGGCAGACGACGAGGTGTTCCTGTGCGCCGCCCGCTACGGCGTCGCGCCCGGCGATGTCGGCTGGTCCCATCCGCGGCTGGCCATCCACCAGTACACCGATGCCGCGCCCACACCCGGCTCGGCAAAGCCGACTGACCGCAGCGTGACGGTCGGCGGCTGGACGCTCGCCGACCTCCTGGTCGGTGGTCAGGAGGAGGACATGGCTGGTTTCTGGTTCATCGGCAACCAAACCACTGGCGACGTGGCGCTGCTCTACCCGAACGGCGACTTCGTCGGCGTGAACGGCTCGAACTACAGCGCGGTGATCACCGCGAACCAGATCCCGAAGCTTGACGTCCCGCAGGAGGTGTGGGACGACATGCGTACCCGGCGCGCCAACGACCGGCAGGCGTTCGCCGCGGAGCTGGCGGCCGTGGTCGGCAAGCAGCCGGCGGTACAGCTGGATCCGACCGCGGTCGGCCAGGCTCTCGCCACGGCGGAGGGCCCACAGATCGCCGCGGCGTTCACGCAGACACTCAGCGGGCTGCCGACCGCGCTGGCGCAGCAGATCCTCTCCGATGTCCGCGAGGCCCTGGACAAGGCGGGTGTCTGACATGGAGACCTTCCAGTACCTCAAGGAAAGCCCGGACAACCCGTACCGGCTCGGGCGTCACCAAGTCCACGATGCACTGACACCGGACCGCGACGCGTTCCGACTGGCCGGGGTCGCGCCGCTGCGGTCGGTCAGCCACGAGCGGGTGTGCGCGCCGTTCGACCAGAACCACTGCAACCCAGCGGTGATCCAGTCCCTCGTCGCTGACCCGTCGGCGACCGCGCTGGGTAACTGCACCGCGAACGCCGCGTTCGGGCTGCTGATGACGGCGCCGTTCCACAAGCAGGGCTGGTCGTTCGGCGAGGACGACTGCGTGCGCCTTTACCACGAGGAGACCCTGCTCGACGACCGGCAGATCCCCGGCGAATGGCCGTCGGACGACACCGGGTCGACCGGGCCGTGGTCGATGCTCGCACTGGAGCAGCGGGGCCTCATCAAGTGCTGGGTGCACACCCGGTCGCTGCACACCGCGCTGCGGCTGCTGACGGCCGGCCCGATCTCCATCGGTGTCTCGTGGTTCCAGTGCATGTTCGAGCCGGACAGCAACGACACGATCCACGTCGACGAGCAGTCCGGCCTAGCCGGCGGCCACCAAATCGAGGTCGCCGCCCTCGACGTCGACGGCCAGCGGGTGCAGCTCGTCAACTCCTGGGGGCCGGGCTGGGGCGCCGACGGCCGAGCGTGGCTGTCGTGGACGGACATGGACCTGCTGCTGCACCTCGGCGGTGACGTCGTGCAGCCCGTGCTGTGACGTCGGCCCATGCTGCTGAACCACCTGTGAGAGGAGCGTTCCATGTGGACTATCGCGTTCTGGAAGGGCGCTGCTGAGCGCGCTGTCAAGACGCTCGCACAGTCAGTGCTTGCCACCCTCGGTGTCGGCGCGACCGGTCTGGTGCACGCCGACTGGCTGGGCGCATTCGACGTTGGCGGCATGGCCGCAGTGCTGTCCGTGCTCACGTCGCTGGTCACCGTGACGACGGTGGTGGCCACATCACCGCCGAAGACCCCGCTGGCCGGGGAGCGTCAGGACGTGCCTCCCGTTTCCGGGATCTGACCTGTTCCACCAGACCACTTCGCTCGCCGTGAAAGGGGGTGCTGGTGGGTGACCTCGCCACACTGCTCGCGGCGATCGGAACGTTCGGCAGCTTCGCCACCTCCTCCATCGCGCTCGCCATCGGTTGGCGCCGCACGTCCCGCAAGGAACGGCGCAACGCCGCCGAGGGAGCAGCTGAGCGGGCGATGGACGAATTGCTCGACGCGGTCGCCGACGGGCAGATCACCGCTGAGGAACTCGAGCAGGTGCGGCGCACCCTGCGCCGCGACAGCGGCCACCACGGTGATCACCGCGAGGAGGATCCGGCGTGACGGATGATCTCCGGAAGGCAGTCGTCCAGCCTGCGGCTGAGGATGCGCGGGACACACGCGGGCGCCGGTGGATGGCGGTGCTCGCGGCGATCGCCGCGATATCGGCGCTCGCGTTCGCTGGGATCGCGGGCGATGTGTTCCTACGAGAGGCTGATCTCCAGCAACAGGTAACGGTACTGGCTGACAACGCCAAGCAGAACAATGCCGCCGCCCAGACCTTGGCTGATCAGGTACGGAGGCTCGGCGGGACTCCGGTCGTTTCGCCGCCACCAGGCCCAAGCGGTGCGCAGGGCC